CTTGTCTATCCAAAATTTCGCCTTTAGTACTGTCAAACACATATAAACTATTAGCTGTTACTAATGGAGAAGTTACGATACGCATACCGTTTAACACACCATCGCCACTCATTACAAAGTTTGGTAACAAGTAATCGCCTTGACTGTTCTTTTGATGCATAAACTTAACGTAATCGTTATAATTCATTACAATAGTATCAGCATTCCAGCTATTTTCTTGACCGAACGTGTAAATTTGAGCTTTCATTGCAGCAGTTAATTCAGCTAAAGTTGCAGAAGTAAACGCACCAGTGTAAGGAGCTAAAACGTTTGCAGGATCGAACTCCGAAGAAATTGCATTGATTGACAAAATATCTCCCGAACCTAATAAAATTTCGCTATCCTCTTTTAGCTTAACAGACTGCCCAACTAATTGCTCAACCTCAGAAGCTACGAATGCATAGTCATCAATCATGTCTAAACATACATCAACGAAATCACGTATTTTTTGGATTTGTACTGTTCTAGTAATCCAAGTTTTCTTAGTCGTACTTGTTGAAGTAGCACAAGCCACAACTACTTTAGCATCTCTAGTTACAACATTTTCCTCTCTGTATTTAACATACTCAGTTGATACAGGAACACGACGGAATAAATCAATAATTCTTGTAGCTCTTACAGGCTTGAATATTGTACCCGGTAAAAAAGTAGCATAATCTGTACGTGTACCAATATCCGTTGGGTCTTGTTGAGCTTTTAATGCTAATTCAAACTTTTTGTTTGATTTTAAAGCTTCCTTAATTTCAGCCGATTTTTCGGATAAAATACCAACTAAAGTTATCGCTTTTTGCGGTGCATTTTTCGCAACTTCTTTTAAAGCCAAAACAGAACTCTCAAGTTCTACCATTTTTACTTTTAATTCATCTGAACCGCTGTTTTTTTCAGTTAAAGATTTAACATCTTCTAATTGCGATTTAACCGCATCTAATTCCGATTGAGGTACAAAGCCTTTTACAGCTTCTGCAATTTTACCCTCAAATTTTGCCACCACTTGTTCGGGTGTTAATTGATTTTCTTCCATTTTTAAAATTTTAGTTTTACAATAAATTATTTAATTTGTTCCAATCAAAATTTGGTTTATTGTCGATTTGCTCCGCTTGTGCTTTGGAACTAATAGCACTCTGCATCATTGCAAGGTCGATTAAACGCGAATTTAAGTATTTTAATTTCATTTCCAAATTATAAAGGCGTTCATCTGTACCTCTACCATTTATCAATGCTTTAGTTATTATATCTATTTCTTTACTTAGTTTCTCAACTAATTGGACTTTATTCTCAGATTTTCCAATGGCTAAAACTTCTGTAAATTCGTTTGCTCCAAAAGTAACCGCCGAACCCTCATAAAGTTTAACTTCAAATATTTCATAGTGAAACGAGCCGTCAGCATTGTCAACTTTTCTAACGTTATCAGTCATGTATTGAAATCCAATCGAGTGTTCTTTAATTATTCCCTCTTCATAATCTCGTAATGCATCTTCGCCCATTGTTGAAGTACCCAATTTACCAACGGCAAATAAACCTAAATCGTCTTCCTCTAATTTTAGCCATTTACCTATTTGTTGTTGCCAATCGTGGTGGCGTAAAAATGCAATCTTTCTATTGCTCGGGCTATCAACTCCCCTATCTTTTAAACTCCTTGCAAAAGCACCTTTTTTTATAATATCTTTATCACTATCTAACACATCGAACTTGCTTAAATACATAGCAACTTCACGCTTTCCCAACGAAATATCTTTAATTTCGGTAAGTGATTTTAAATTATAACCATTAATTAGTTTACTCATTATACAAATTTTTTGGTAAAAATACGTATTTTTGAAAAAAAAATAACAATTTTTCAAAAAAATATTATGCAAGATAACTTTTGGACTTCACTTTTCGGCACAACATCGGGGAAAAACGATAATCTTTTAAAGATGATACAGCGAAATGTTAATCAATTTTGGGGCAATACAACCCCCCAATGGGTTGATACTTCAAAACCTTATGATTTATACATTACCATTCCTGAACTAAGAGCGGTAATTAATAAACGTGCCTTAATGATGTCGAGCGGTAAGCCTTTACTTTGCGACAAAGAGGGAAATATAATTGAGCAACATTGGGCACTTGATTTAATTGCAAATCCAAATCCAACGCAAAGCTGGGCGGATGTTATTTATAGCCTTAGTGTTAACGACGGACTTTTTAACAATAGTTTTGCATATTGCCCTTTAAGGTCCTTTAATATTCGTAACTTAATCGTGCCTTTACCAGCAAATAAAATTAAAGTAGTTGGAACAGGTAAGTTATTAGAACAAATCGATGTCGATGGCTTAATTAAGGAGTTCCAATTTTACTACGATAGTGTGAAATATCAAACTATTGAGCTTAAAGATATGGTGTACATGAACACTCCTGACGGTATTAATTTAATCAACGTTGAAAATAGGATTGAAACGCTTAAATATCCATTGTCAAATATTATGGCATCGTATAAAAAACGTAATGTTATACTCGAAAATATAGGCGCAATTGGTATTTTGTCAAGTAAGAAATCGGATATGGGTGGCTCATTACCTATGACGCCCGAAGAAAAAAACGAAATCCAACAGGATTGGTTAAGACGCTCAAAAGATAAATTAGTAATGACTGAGGCGGATGTTAATTGGACGCCTATGAGTTACCCAACTAAAGATTTAATGCTTTTCGAGGAATTAACCGAAGATAAAATAGCAATCATTGATGCCTACGGTTTAAGCTACAATTTATTTTCAAATGTAAACGGCGGAACGTTGGCAAATGGAAATGAGGTTAAACAGGCAATGCGTATGGCTTATCAAGATACAATTATTCCCGAAACGGAACAAATGTACGCAACTATAAGTCAGCAGTTAGGATTATCATCGCAAGGTTTATATTTGAAGCCTGATTTTAGCCATATTGCGGTGTTACAAGACGATATGAATTTAAAAGCTCAGGCGCTAAATTCTAAAGCGGATGCACTTAATAAAATTATACAGGCTGGAGTTGAATTAACTGAGGAAGAAAAAAGGGCTATAATTGGAATAGCTTAGGAAATAAGCCCTTTAAAAACATTGATAACCCTGCTAAACAGTCGGGCGCATCGTCGTGTTTGTTTTTACCCTCTTTACTAAAACTTTCTACATTACCAATAAATTGATGATAATCTATACTATTAACCTCTAAAAAATGAAAGGAGTTAATTATAAAGGCGCTTTCCATTATAATCCTTGTAATCTTGTTTGTAGTATTATTAACCTGTAAGATTTGTGTCTTAGTTAGTTTCTGCAATTGTCGGCTAAACATAGCCCCCATACTATTACTTTCAACACGGCAATACTTAACACCCCAATCATTTAATTTTTGGGCACATAAAGGAAGTGTAATATCGGTGTTTGATTGGGTAAATACGTAATCAACAATATACACTTGGTTGCCTATTATTCCACCAATAGCCATAGCGGTAAAGTCAGCCCCTTGGTCGCTTACATCAATATAACCAACGTAGCCTTCTATTTTGGATTTATCAATAGTTTGAACTTTGTTAAGTCCACTAAATAAACGCCCTTTTAAATCGACAGGCTCTTGCATGTATTCAGCACTCCAAATATCTGGATTTATTCGCCCCCTTATATCTTCGTATTGCTCCGTGCTCATAACGTCCTCACAGAACGATTTACCCTCACTATCTAAGGCTGGAATTACAATACTTAAATCGTACCTATTAGCATCCATATTTTGCCCGATAACGTCCTTTATACTCCAACGTGTACCGATGTCGATACGGCTACAACTTTTCTCAATTCGCGTATCATGCGTTCCCTCTTTCCATTGCAATATTCCGTCATTAATTGTATCAGATAAAGCATCCTCTAAACCTCGATAAAGGTCATCCGTAATAGCTAATTTGGTAGCACCAAATCCGATAATTGTTCCATGAACTCCAGCACCGAAATATCCAACCTGTCTTGAATGGTTTGTATTCCACCCATGTAGATTTGCTTTGTCGTCTGATAATTTAACGTTTGAAAATAC